ATCCCACAGGGGCTCGTGATCCCTTATCGGATGAAGGGCCAGTATGTGCGTATCCGCGTACGCCGGCCCAGGGGTGAGCCCCGGTATTATGTGGTGCCCGGATCCAGTTCCGCCACCTTTGTTCGGGGCTTGAAGCAGAAGGCCTTCGTAGTCGTGGAATCCGAGCTGGATGCAATGCTCCTTGAGCAGCAGGCCATTGATATGGCCGGGGCCGTAGCCCTGGGCTCAGCCAATGCAAAACCGGACAAGGGGCTTTATGAGGTGCTCAAGTCATGTGCGAGGATCCTGGTGAGTCTGGACTACGATAGCGCTGGCACTAAGTATACAGAATGGTGGCTCAAGGAGTTTCCTCAGGCCAAGGATTGGCCCCCGCCTACAGGTAAAGACCTGGGCGAGGCGTACAAGGCGGGCGTGGACATCCGGGCATGGGTGGCTGCGGGATTGCCCGAGGCATGGACTATAGCGGTCTGAGGGAGCTTGTTTTAGAAGTCTTTAAAGAGGGGAAAAGAGCGACATTTCATGGAGTTATGCCCGCCCGTAATAGCATGCGATCGAAAGGCGGCGAGGGCCAGACGGGAATCTTGCCACAGTACCGTGAAACAGAGGCTTAGGCCTCTGCGCTTGGCCGATTCGGATCCGCCACCTCCCTCTCGCCGGGTAAGAGGTGGCCATGCAAGTCCAACCCCATAGAGGGCTCTGGCGTGAGGGCGGGCTAACCACAATATCTTGTATCGCGGAGCCCTCCGGGAAGCACAAGATATGGGAAAGCGGCAACAAAGGGAAGAAAAATGAAAGTATTGATCACAGGAAGCAGGTACTGGAGCAACTGGAAGCTTATGAATAGCAGATTGAGCAGGTTGCCACATGATACTTTGATAATTCATGGTGGCTGCCGGGGTGCAGACAGAATGGCCGACCAAATAGCAAGAAAAATAGGCTTACCTACGCCTAGGGTGTATCCAGCGAACTGGGACACGTATGGCAAGGGGGCAGGACCAATAAGGAATCAGCAAATGCTTGATGAAAACCCCGACATTGATTTGGTGATAGCCTTTCATGAAGACATAGCCAAGTCAAAAGGGACAAGAGACATGATTAGAAAGGCGAAGAAGAAAGGGCTTCGCGTTGAGATTGTTAACGGAGATAGAAGGCCATACATAAAAAGACGATAAAGGGATGGCACAGGAACCCAAACATAGAGTTTTAATCTGGAAGGGTATTTATGGTTTCAAACTATATCTACCTTCACTGGGAAAATTGCGCCAGCTAGATCACTCGGACGAATTGAAGACCGAGACACAATGGGTGTTTGATTTTAAGAAAAAAGGCAAGCACGCAGCAGAGGTAAAAGCGCTGTGTGAATCTTTGGCTGCTGAATTAAGTTGCGATAAGATAGTGGCTATTCCACCCAGCAAGCCATCAGACCAGCCGAATCAGCTACAAAGACTATTTGGGGCAAATATCTCAAGGATAAGAAACGTCGAAACTCGCAAATACAACCACAACAAGCCCCTACCGGATGATTATGGCGGCAGTTACATAATCACTGGCATAACAAAAGGAGAAAAAATCCTATTGGTCGATGACATATGCACAACTGGACGGACCATCGTGCACTTTAAAGAGAGACTTGAATCTTTTGGTTTTGAGGTGAAGCCTGCATGTCTGGCGTTTTACTACAGGCTCGAACCAAATGAAGCCGAGGACATAACACTAAAGGTCAATCACAAAGATTCTGAGCCTTCCATTGCCGAGAAGGATACATTTAAAAACACCCTTGAAGTCTACGAATACCTCAAGAATGAGTGGAAGGTATCGAAGAGCACGATATACAATCACGTTAAGAAAGAAGGCAAGCTTCGCCCTGAAAAGGATGGCACTTTCTCTCTAAAGGCAGTGCAGAAATATGCTCGCACATGGCTTAGGCCTAAGGAGTTAACTCTCAAGCTGGATGACGAAGAGCTGCGACGCACCCGCGAGAAGCTTGAGCTAGCCTTTAGAGAAGAGCAGGTCAAAATTGCTAAACTCAAAAGGCAACGTGAAGAAGGGCTTCTTATCCCCAGGGCAGATTTTGAGCTGGAACTGGCAGCACGTGCCGGTGTGCTCATGGCGGGGTTCGAGGCCATGATCAATGAGAAGGCAGGCGAAATAATAGAACTGGTGGAGGGAAACACTGAAAAGCTGGCGGGTCTCATTCGCTTTCTGCACGATGCCTATGGCGAGCTCATGAACGAATACGCCACCACCAGGGAATTTCATGTGATGTTTGTGAATGAGGCGTGAGCAGGTGCTCAATCTCGCAATCAAAATAGAGCCAGTCCCTATTCCGGTCTCTAAGCCCTGGGTGCCCGAGCCTGCGAGGCAGACTGCCGGATCATCCAGGGTGGTGCGCTTTACCAAGCCAGAGCGCCGTGTGTTCCGCCGGCGGCGCAAGGTGCCGGTCTCCCGCTGGGCAGAGCGCCACCGGGTGGTGACCCGCGGGCCCCTGGAAAGCACCAAGTGGCGCAATGCCACCACACCTTATCTGGCTGACATTATGGATGCCTCTTTTTTCCCCTCAGTCCAGACTATCATCGTGGTGGCAGCCCCTCAGGTGGGCAAAAGCGCCATGGTGGACACCTGCGTGGGCTATGTCATAGACCGAGACCCTGGGCCCGTGCTCTATGTGTACCCTGACCGCGACACAGCAGAAGAAAACGCCAAAGACCGCATCATCCCCATGATCAATACCTCGCCCCGGCTCCGCTCCTATCTCACAGGCTCGGCTGATGACGAAGCAGCCAAACGCATCAATCTCCAGCACATGCAGATCTATATGGCATGGGCGCATTCGGCCATAAAGCTGGGCAACAAGTCCATCCGCTACGTGATCTTTGACGAGGTAGATAAGTACCCTGAGACCGCAGGCAAGCGCGAGGCTGATCCTATATCCCTGGGTGAGGCCCGCACCACCACTTATAAATATTCTAGCCGCAAGATCTGGAAGGTCAGCACGCCTACCATTGAGGATGGCCCCATCTGGAAGGCCTTCACCCAGGAAGCCCAGGTGATATTCGATTATCACGTGCGGTGTCCTGAGTGTGGCAAGCGGCAGGTCATGGAATTTGAACAGATTAAATGGCCTGAAGATGAGCGGGATCCCCGCAAGATCGAACTGCTAGGCCTTGCCTGGTATGAGTGCAAACATTGTCAGGCCCGTTGGGATGACTATATGCGTGATATGGCGGTAGCAAAGGGTGAATGGCGCACCCGCCCCCACGAAACGAGCGGGGAAGCCCGTGAGGGTAATCGCGGCCTTTGGCCTTATCTGGAGGCCGAGCGGCCCTTGAAGATCGCCTTTCATATTCCATCGTGGCTTTCTCATTTTGTCGGTCTTGCAGAGGTGGCGGCCGCCTTTTTGCGCTCTCTCACTGATAAGACCAAGCTCAAGGACTTTCGCAACAAACACCAAGCCTTGCCATGGCTCGACTATACCCAGGAGCGAGAAGAGGACAAAATCCTGGCCCTTCGCGATGATCGGCCCCGGGGGCTGGTGCCTTCCGGCGGCATAATAAGCTGCCTTACTGCTGGTGTGGACACGCAGGACAATGGCTTCTGGTATGAGATCCGGGCATGGGCCTATGGCCTGGCTGCTGAGAGCTGGCAGATCCGCGAGGGCTTTGTGGATTCCTTCGAGGCCCTAGCCCGGGTGCTTTTCGAAGATTCTTATTATGATGCTGATGGTAACGAATATCGCGTCCGTTTTGTGGTGCACGATGCCATGGGCCACCGAACGGCCGAGGTTTATGACTTTGCACGCCTCCACCGGGGCAGGATGCTGCCATTCAAGGGCGAGCAGCGCATGCGCCAGCCCTGGGCCATAAGCAAGCTGGACGTATATCCAGGCACAAACAAACCCATCCCCGGTGGTCTGCGCCTGCTCAGGGCAGACGTAAATTATTACAAGAACCACCTCGCCCACAAACTGGAGATTGCCCCGGCCGACCCAGGAGCCTGGCATCTCCACAGTGAGACTACAGAGGAATGGGCCCGCCAGATGTGCGCTGAATATATCAACGACAAGGGCCTGTGGGAAAACCCAGCAGGCCGGGCAAACCATGCCTGGGACTGTTCGGTCTACAAC